CAAGAATAGTATAAATAACGGCTTGCATCCAATATTTATAGTATTCTACGGTCTCTGGAAAATCTTGAATTGCTTTTGATGTTGTCTTGAGATCATTGATGAATATAGTCTTAGATTCAGAATCTACAACTACATGATCAAGAACTCCATGAAGACCAAAGCTTAATTTAGGGTTGTTATACTCTAAATGCAACTCACTTTCTACAACAAGATGATTATCTTCAGGTTTTCTATCTAATTGTAATAAAGCTCTAACATCTTTATTGCTTCTTAGAATTTCAATCTGAACTCTGCAGCCACTCAGAGTTTCTTGATCCACAACAGTTTTGCCAATGCTGTTTTTCAAGAATTCAAAATAAGTCTTGTTTTCTTCTGTAAGAATCTTGTCAAGTCTTTGCTGATCTGTTTTGAGAGTTTGGTAGAGATTAGCTGTGAGAAGTAATGTGAGAATGTCTTGGGAGTAGTCTTCCAAAGATAGTGAATTATTACTTATTGACAAATGTATTTTGAACACATCATAAATAATTTTTCTTTGGCTATCTGTAGGCATTTTGCCAGGTAGTTCTAAAAAGTTTTCATCAAACTTTTCTTCTTCAAATAGTAGACAATGCAGAACGCGCCCTGCAACTAGGTGCGCGTCTGTAGAGTCCTCTCTTTGATTAAGAACATAATGGTTATAAAATATCACCGGAGAATATAACAACTTGTTAATTCCACTATAACTGAAGTAAAACTTCTTCTTATAGAACTGTTCTAACTCTTCATTAGAACCAATCAATGCTTGACTCATCTTCTTCTTCTTTATTAGGTTCAACAATAACTTCTTCTTGAATAGTCTCAATAACATCTTGAGGTTCTTCTATCACTTCTTCAACTGTTTCAGTAACTGGTTCTTCAATTACATTTACATCTGCTAATTCAAAAGATGGTTCTTCTTCTACACTTTCTATGTTTAAACTTTCAGTGTTTACAGCTTCAACAAGTTCTTCTTCTAAAACTTCTTCTTCTACAACAACTTCTTCTTCATCTTGAGCTACAGGTTGATAATCATCTTTAACAGTATATGTATAGTTCTGATTTAGAATCTCATGCACATTATCTGCAACAGTAATAGTCTTAACTTTAAAAAATGTAGAATCACCATTTCTCATGATTTCTTCATGATAATGCTTCATTAAAATATCTAGTTTATCAGCTGTAAGTACATTAAATGTTCTCAAAGATTTAACTATATCATCAATCTCTGTGTTGAATCTATATTTATCTTTAGCAATTGTGTTACATAAACTTTTAAAGTTTACATGGTTTCTTGTGTGACTGTTATACATCTGATAACTATGTTCTTTAAACAGCATTTCAATAAAAAGTAAACTTTCAATAATATTTGAGTTAGCCATAATTTCCATTGCTAAGACATGATTATCATTGTCATTACTTTCAAACATGTTTTTTAACTGACCAAACATCTCATAATCAATTGTCACATTCTTAGAATTAACTGCATTTATCAGAGCATTAACATTATAAATTGTTAAAGTTTCTAACATTTCAACTTCTTCAAGAAACTCAAGATCAATCATATGATAAGTATTTGAGTCATCATAGTTTTCATGAATTTTAAGATTACGCCTATTTTTGACATCTCTTAAATTATTCATGGTTGTATAGTTGTAGTAAATTTCTAAATTTTCTTCAACTGTTTTGTGAGCTTCAATTATGTCTCTTAAATCTGCTACATCAGTTGGATCACATTCTAATTCACTTGTAAAATAAGCCATTAACTGTTCCATATCAGCTACAGGCATTTTGTAAATCCAATGATTACCTTTTGCATCAAAATACTCATTTTGTGTTCTATCAGAACCAAAGATATAATCTGCAGTTATTAAATCTCTAATAGTCTTAGTACCATTTTCTTCATTAAACTGTTTTACTTTTACTCTAGGAATGTTAACACCTGGTAAAATATATATTTTATCACCTTTCTTTGGTTGAAAATCTATATCTTGAATATTAAACAATGGTTTTGCACTATTGACAAAGTGTTTAAGTTTAGTGGTTAAACCACCACGATTATCTAATTCTATATAAATATTTGCTTTCATTTTTTAAACATAAAAAGATAGGGATGTAATCCACCCCTATCATAGTTAATAATTAAGTTACTTGTGTTTACAGGGAACTGGTTAGTCCTGTTTATTTTACTGACATCTTTACTACATTAGCATTCATCATCAATGAAGCAAATTTAACCTTGTTACCATTGATTAACTCTTTGATGACATAGTATCTCAAGTCATCAGTGAAAGAATCACATTCAGTAGTAAGTTTTATAATTCTTTGAATCATTGGTTGAGTAATGGTATTTTTCTCAGCAAATGTTAAACCATAGTTAACAACTCTTGTTGCAACTACACTAGATAAATCAGCTCGGAAGTCATCACCTTCTCCTATAGCAGATTTAAGTGTATTTAACACATACTGCTCATCTTTTTCAAAGATATCTTTAGGACCAATAATCTTATCTAGTTTGTTATTAATAAACATAGTAAACATAGATGCAAAGTCAGGACCTACAGAACCTTCACCAATCATTTGAATAATTGGTAAGTTCTTAGAAAAATCTTGAATAGAACTGATAGAGTTAAAGAAAGTAGTAATCATCCTTGGATTAATTCTTTGAGAAACTAATTCTGGATTCATCAATAAAAAGTTAATACATCTACTGTCAATATTAGACTTCTCTGCCCACTTAGCCCAGATGTTAGCATCAAATTTTACTTCTGTAGAGATAAATCTTGTCTTCTGAGCAACATCTAAAGAAGTTACATTATAATCACCATTGTCTGGATTAGTTGTCAATAAGATATGCCAGTTCTTTGGTAATTTCCAAGAAGCATATGCTTGCTCATCAATAAGAGTCATGGTAGCTTGCATAAATCTGTGGTCAGCTCTGGTATAGTCATCTAAGATTAAGAATCCACCTTCACCTCTACCTTGAATCCATTCAGGAGCAGCATGAGCCATTCTCTTATTGATTACTTTGTAACCTTTCTTCATTGCTGCATCAATCTGATGCTCATTAATCCAGGTAGTCTTACCTTCTGCATTTGAAATCTCAAATTCTTTTACAGGAAAACCTACTAGGTCACCTAATTCCTCAAACTCTGCTAAGTTTAGTCTGATCATATCCATGTTAAGCTCTGAAGCTAATTGTTTTACTGATGAAGTTTTACCCAAACCAGCATCACCCTCTATATTCACTGCTACAGGAACTTTACCATTAGCTTGTATATGTTGGTTATTAGTAACCATATACTTTATAAAATCTTTTAACTCATCTAAATTTAATTGAACTTGACTCATAACTTTCTTTTTTAATTTTTTATAACTCTAACTTAATAATTTTGCCTGGTAATTTATCATTCATATCTGATCTTTCAGATAATACCCACAATATTTTGCCTTTTGGCTTTATACTTGTATAACACTCACCATCAGTAAAGTATATTAAACTTGTAAACTTTCTGATGTTTGCATCATAATACTCTAGGACGGGATCAAATTCAGTCCCACCTCTACCAACAACATTCAAATCATTCTTGCCTTTATAGGGCTCAATACTGTTGATTTTTGTATCACATTGGATAATAGTAATATCAACACCTGTTTTATAAATGTGATGAATCTCATTCATAAACTCTTTTAGCTCTGAATCACTTACTGAACCTGAAGTATCAATAGCTAACAAGATGTGCTGACGCATTTTAATTTTTAGACCTGGAAAAGCCGGAAATCTTCTGTTTTCCTTTCTTTGAAGTTTCTTGGTAAATACTTTTGTACTTGTACCAGTAAATCTTCTTACATAACCTCTCCAATCAAATTTTGGTTTTACAAATTCTTCTACTTTAATAAGACTGGACATTTCACCAGGAACATGACCTCTTTTCTTTTCAGTCTGGTCTTTAGCTTCGGTGAGAATTCTTTGAATTTGACCTTCCATAAGTTTTTGTTCTGTTTCACTTATGCCGTCAAACTCTTCCCATGTACCATGATCATCACCTGGACTCATTCCTTGTTCCATTTGGTCAAGCAATTGATCCATAGCTTCTGAACCTGAAGTACCAGTTTGTTCCTTCTGCTCCTGAGCCTCTTTCAGCTTCTTATAGTAGTATTTAGTACCTGCCTTTGTATCAAGATTCAACTCATGATAATCATCAATCATTATACCTCTGCAAGGTATCTTAGATTCAATTTCTTTTAGTTCCTCTGGTGTAGCATTATTATCTTTTGCTTTTTTATACTCAGTCATTACAGCATCTTTCAACAGTGTAAATTCTTCTGTAGTATATTCTCCACCCGGTAACCAGTCATTTTCTATATACTGGTTAATTTCCATATCCATTGCAATGTTGGCCATTCTCTTATCAGCAAAATTATGATATGCTGTTAAGTGTCCAAATGCAATGTGTAATAGCTCATGTTTTAACAAACCTAATCTATTTAAATCAGTCAATCCACACCAGAAAGTCTCATTAATTGCTAACTGGTAGTTTATTCCATTCTTACTAACTCCTGCTGTAGGAATGTCATTTCTCCAATGCTTATTTAGCTGGATTAGAAAATACCCATAATAGGGCTCTTTAAGCATTATGTCCTTACTGGCCTTGCTTAGTAAATCTACTTTATTCATAAACTCTTACTTTTTTACTATTTTTAGATTTCCTTCAAATTCAAAACCAAATTTTTCAAGTTTAGTTTTTACAACTTCTACATACATTTCAAAATAAAAAGTTATACACTCAGTGTGGTCAGGACATACTATGAAGTATTCTATAACATTGAGTACTTTTTGTTTATCCTTAAAACAAAGAGAAAAATTAAATCCTAATTCTAGATTTAAAGCATCATAAAATTTATTTTTTTCCCAATAGGTTTCATCTTTACCAGAAAAGATAAAAACCATAAAAATCCAGAATAGGTTATCATTAATGTCTAAAGAATCAATAATTGTATGTGCTAAATTTGAATTACTTTCATCAGAAGAATTAATCATTGCAATCAGATTCTTGCATTCTTCTTTTCCAAATTTTACTTTTTCCATCAGTCTTTTTTTTACATTTTACCAAATAGAGACTTCTCTCTACATTTTTTAACATGCTTTTCAATAAAAGCTAAATACCTGTAAATGCGTTTAAGTGTTTTCATAACTATTTTACTTTATAGAATCTACCTAAGATGTTTCCATTAAGAAACTCTTCTTTTTCTAACACTTCATGTACAAAGTGATGTTTTGTTTCCTGATAAGTAAGCTCAGTACTTGAGTAACATATTCTAAGAATTTCTCTTTTAATATTTACACCCATTTTGTGCGCTTCTTTCAGTATTTTATTAGAGCTATAATAATTAAGAAAATCTGGTCTAAGAACTCTAGTATACTTTTTAAGTCTCTTATCAGTACTCATAGCCAAAGCTTTCTTACCTAACGGTCTTTTTATATTAGCAAAAAAATTCTTCTTGCCTATATAAGAAACAGACTTACCATCTATTATAGCTGTCATAAGATAAATAAAGCCAATAGCTCCTTCTGGGATATCAGATTCTTTAAATACTTTTCCTTTATATGTCCAAAAATCTATTGGTTTACTCATAATAGTGCTTTTATTGATTTGAATACTATGTTTCTTGTTTCTTGAATACCTCTTGCTTTTACAGTATCAGATATATCTTTCTCAAATGGTAGAACCACATAATCAAAACCATATCTTTTCTTGTAAGTTTTAGCTGCTTCAATACCGGGCTCATCATTGTCAAAAATTAATATAATCTTAGCATATTTTTGGATATACTTCTTCATAATATTTTCTGCAATCATTGAATTCTCACTATCTGGTGCAATTGTTTCTACATTACCAATCCCAAGAGTTTTGAAAGACATGATATCTTTTAAAGATTTTGTAATTATTAGATACTTGCTTTCAAAAGTAATTTGTTCAGAACCCTGAATATAATCAGAAACTTTAATAAACTTGCTGACCTTATTTTTAGGTTGATAGATTTTATATAGTGTACCATCATTTTTGAAATAACCATATGTATAGTTATTTTCAAACCGGAGCTCTTTTATAGCACCATCTTGATCACTTTTACTAAGTATAAAATACTTCAGTGGTTGAACATTGTGTTTGTCTAATACTTTAGAACCTATCTTATAGCTTAACCAAAAATCTTGATCAAGATTATTCCAGTGTCTGATTTCATAATCAGAAACTTCATATCTACTCTCTGGTTTATATTCCCTGGGAGTTATATCATTTCTTGAAACATAATCAGAATAATCATCCATTATCTTTCTTACAGCAATACCTCTAGACTCTAGATTATAATAGTGCAACACAAAATCAATTGTATCACCAGATTTACCAGTAGAGAAATCCTTAAACCTGTATTTACCCATTTTATCTGAATATATACAAAATGAAGGTGTTTTTTCTGCAGAAAATACTGATTTGATTTTAACATCTTGTCCAGTGAGTTTTTCTGGAAGATTAAGATAAAATTCAAAAGGCCATTCTGTAGGAACCTGATTCAAATCATATATAATTGCTTTAGTAGAAATCATAACAATTTATTTTAGAATAAAAAAGGGAGCACTGAGACCCCCTTTCTCAAAAGTTAATTACTTTTAATCTAAGCTAAAGTCAGCAGCATTCTTACTTGGAATAGAAAAATCATCTTCTTGTGTTCCAAATTCTTTTTTCTCAACTACTTCAAGCTTTTTAAGGTGTTTAGCCTCATTATACTCAACAATATTACCATTTTCAACATTACCATAAGCATACTTATTACCTTCACTTTTTGGTAAATACATGTCATAGTTAGTATAACCAGTCTTACCCATATATTCTTTACCACCTACACACCATTTAAGATATGTGTCTTTGATTGGAGCATTTTCACTGAAGTTTTTAACAAAGTCTTCAATAGTATCAAACTTGTTATCTTGTGCTACAAACCATTCATCAGCACCATATGTATGTGCTAAGTTTTTCAAGAAAATCATGATAGATCTATTTCTTTGAATCTTAACACCAGTTTTAGTCTCACCATCAGCAAATGCATATTGGCTTGCTTTCACTCTACCAATTTGACCTGCATAACGACCCTTGCTTTCATCATCTTTGTCAATCATAAAACCTTCATAATCAGCAATAGGTGGTGTTTCTACATTTAACATCAAGTGGTATGCACCTTCAATAAATGAGAAATCTTCTAATGTAATAGAATTAATTTTTAAAACATGATTACCTGGTGTAATTGTTTTAGGCATCCCGGAGCCTGTTCCTAAATCAGTTGTACTTAAAGCCATCTTTTTTTTACTTTTTTAATTGTTAAACTTATTTTTTTAAATATATACTTCATTCCAAGACACATTCAATTGTCCTTCACTAGAATCAGCAATCACTATTTCTTGATTTCTCAAGTGATCTGGTCTTGCACCACAAGTTACTTCATCATTAGTTTTAAAACTTAGTATAGTTTTAGAACCTTTTCTGTACATGTAACCAATTGCATCAGCATTAGCACACACTAAAGATTTGATTTTACCTGTCAAATCTATATTAGCTGCCATAACCATTTCACCTTTGTCATCAACTTGCTTATCTTTAATGTGTCCTGATAGGATTACATGATCAGCTAAGGTATCTACAAAATCCAGCACTTGGAAAAAAGCTTGGCGAATATACAAATATCCTGCACCATTTGGTAAAGTAGTGACAGTATCTCCATCAAAATTTTTACCCATTGGTGTTTGTTTGTATAATTTTATTGCAAGCGGATGAATCATTTCTTCTAATGCTGTTACAGTATCAATAGTAATGTACTTGTAAGGTTTGTTAGCTTCTCTAATTGCTTTACCAGTATCCAATAACTCTTGTAAACTAGTAATTGGAACTTTCAATGCTTCAATAAAATCTGCACCATGTTCTAAATCTAAGATAAGATTATTTTCAAGACCTGCATAACAAGTAGTTTTACCTGTTTTAGGTTTTGAATAGATAACCAATCTTTTAGGATTAGCTCTCTGAGCCTTTACCTTTGTAGTTGGAAGTACTATACTCATTGTTTTGTAATTAATTCATTTAACCACTGTCTGTTGCTTACAGGTTTTTTCCATATAATTGCTGCATAATCTGCAATAGTCATTTCAGAATATAATACATCTGGAATGCTAGGAATAGATTTAATCTCTGACACAGAATTATTAGTTTTTGGTTTCAATTCTTCTGTAAAATCAGGAAAATCATTGTTGTTAACTAAAGAATTCTGTAGTCTTGGTAAATCTATATCAAAGTCAGAACTTTTCTTCTTCTCTTCAATCTCAGCAAGTCTTTTCTCAAACAAACCATAGCTAAGTGTGCTTCCGTCAGGATTAACAGCTAATAATTCTTGTAATGGAACTGTAAATAATGAATAGTCAGATCCTGCAGAAGATACACCACTTTTTTTATCATATTCTTCTGAATAGAAAGGATTATACCTATATCTAAACAATTGTCTGTTTTCATAGAATGGTTTTACATCTACAACTGTACCAGAGTTATCAGTTACATTGTCATAAAACTCTACATACAAATCTTGACCCTTATTTAATTCAGACTCAAAAAATTGTACTTGTCTACCATACTTACCTTTTTGAAAAAAGGCAGTTTTAATCAAGAATGCAGGATCAGACTCACCTACTTTCTTAAAAGTTTCTATGTGATTCACATAGAATTCTTTCTCTCTTGTTTTTCTTACTGTTGTTACACTCATGTTGTTGAAATTTTTGGTTTAACTGCGGTGGGAGGTGTTGGTACTTCTATAATCCTCATCAAAGTTCTATCAAGTCTGAAGAAGCTTATCCTAGTGGTACCATTCCTTGATTTAAGGAAATGAAACACTAAGATGTCTTCATCCGCAATAATAAATTTTTCCGGACCATACAACCTAATCTTTCTTACAGAAGGTTTATTAATACCCATTACCACATCCGCATGTTGTAGTAAAGCATCAGACCCATAAATATCAGAATCTAACACATAATTTCCATAAACACCTTCTTCTTGTCTTTTAGGATCATCTATGTTTCTGTTTAGCTGACTCAAGACAATGAATGCTATAGGATATTTCTTTTTCATCATAGTGAGAGCCTCACCTAAGCTTCCTAGCATTTCAAATTTGTCTTTCTGTCCTTTACCAACTTTAAATAAAGCTGAGTGATCTATACCAACAAGCATGTTATTATAAGTACCATCTTCATTTTTGTACTTATCCATCTCATAGTGTATAGTAGCACACATCTCATCTACTGTACAAGCATCATAGACAACATTAATTCTGTCTGTTGCTTGCATACTTTGGTAATACTTAACACATTCATCATAGATTCTCTTATCTACTTGTTTGCCGTCTTTACTCATTAATGTGTTGTAATCAGCACTTGTAATCAGACTTAGTTTTCTAACACCGCTGGTTTCATCTACCATCTCCATCTGAAACTTCAAAACTCTAAAATATTGATCACTGTTATTAGCAATTATATCGCTAATTAGTTGTTCCATAAATAAAGTTTTACCTGTTCCAGGTCTGGCACCAACCACGGTAATTGTTCTCCATTCAAGACCATCACAGAAAGCATCATTAAATTTAGGCCAAGCACTCTTTAGGGATTTTAATGTACCCTGTCTCCTAGCTCTAATTTTATAGATAGCTTTTTCTACTGACTGCCTTTCACTAACAGGTAGTAAAGGTCTTGCTCCATTAAATAAATTTGACATATGTGGATTTTAAAAATTGATCACACTATGTTGTCCCTAAAATAAGTAGGAACTTCATCTGCACCAGATATGAATAGTTCACAGTATGTAGCCAGATCTGACTCAAAAGATTTATCCAAATTTTGTTTACGGATAAAATACTGTGAATTTCTCATATACTCAAACCTTTTAAGTTCATATTCAGATACATATTTTTCTGTTGCTTGTAATATTGTTTCCCAATCATAGTCATAAGTTTCAAAAAACCATTTAAAAGGAGCCTCTAAGTTTTTAGCATTTACTCTGGCAGGTTTACCGGAGTTAAGTTTTCTATTTGGAAAGATCTCTAAGTATAAACTTATTCTTTCCATATATGAATCACCCATCAATGCACTTATAGTTTTCTTCTTGGTTTTCTTAAAGAAACTGTTGATTTCTTCAATAAAGATAAGACTTTTTGCTGTTAAAACCAAATCTTGAGTAACCCAATCATTAGCTTTTAATCTACTCAGTTCTAGTTCTTTATTGATAAATTTGTTAGGTATTACTTTCTCTTTTAAACAGTAGAGCATGTAATATGTATTAGGCATTAACTCTGCAACTATGAGTCTGTTAAATATTTCTTCCATTACCAAATAATTGAATAGTTATAGTTTTCTTGTACTATTTTTTGTGCTGTAGGAAATACATCTTTAGAGTCCCAACTTCTGAATTTGTTATAAATAGCAGATGCTGGGTGAGCACAGAATAGCTTATAACAATTGTCATTAAGACTATCTGCCCAAGTACTTGCTTCTTTCCCCATGTAAATATACACCAATCCATTATTATAATTTGATAAGAAATCAAAAAGATAATTTAAAAATGGTTTCCATATATTATAATGTACACCAACTTTATTTATTTGAGTTGTGAGAGCTGTATTAAGCATGAGTATACCTTGATTTGCCCATCTGGTTAAATCCGGACTATTACTAATATACTCTCCATTATAAACAGTCCTGTTTACTTCATCTAACATAAACTTTAAACTTGGTTGTAACTTCATTGTTTTACTACAGCTAAATGCAATACCGTCAGCAATGTTAATGCTTGGATAAGGATCCTGTCCTACAACTACAACTTTAAGTTCATCATAAGGACATTCTTTAAAAGCTCTGAATACATCTTTGATAGGTGGAGTAAATCTTTTATCAGCTCCACTTTCTTGTGCAAGTGTTTGAAGTATATTTTTGAAATCAGAACTATACATAAAAGATCTCAAAACTCTGGCCCATCCAGAAGGAACCAAATCTTCATATAATTTGTCTACAATTTTGTCTAAATCTAGTTTTTCTTTCATAATTTTACAAATGTATTTTTAAAACAACCAACATGATAAAAGTAAAAGAACTTAAAGATGATGCTCTAGTAAGTATAGTAGTTAATAAAACATACTACTTTATGGTTAAAAACCTTGCTTATTCATTAACTCAACAACTGTTAAATGAGAATAAAGATCCTCAGTATATTAAAGACAGTTTTGAAAAAACTTATGATCAGTTAAATGAAACTCAAAGAAATCTTCAAACAGTAGGTTTAATGATTGCTGAGATTGAAACACAAGCTGAAAAACAAAACTTAACTGCTGAGAAAGAAATCTTGGAGCCAACAGATGAAGGATATGTTGCTCCTACTGAAGGTTAACATTTAATTCAACTCCTACTTCAATACAAGCTTCTATAGCAAGCATCAACTGGTCTTTACTACACTCTGCAAATGATTTGCAAAACTCACCTTCTGAGTCTGTGTAGCAAAGACCAGATCTTTCTTTCACAATCTTCTTCATTTCTTCAAAAGTATAGCCAGATTCTTTGGCTAACTCTCTAATACAAGCATGCACTTTATTAATTTGTGCTCTGCTATGATCTGCATTAGCAAGATCAATATACATTTCTATTTCCTGACCTTCAGAAAGTTTTCCTACAAAAATTTCATAAGCCAACTTATCCTTTGGATGTGCATATGTTAGCTTACCATCTTTCTTTACTAATTTACCTGTGTACATATTTTCATAGTTTCAAGAAAATTAAACAATTGTTCTGGTTCTGTAATAAGTATTTTATCTACTTCAAAACAGTCTACAGTCCATTGATCTCCTTCAATCTCTACAGTAGCATCAGATACTAAAGTAATACCATCTAATACTTCAAGAAAATAGTAATAAAAGTCTTCTTTATTTCCACTTTCTTCTTTTGTAACAATTCTTTTAGTAAATCCAGCATCAATTAAATCTTGCTCTTTCATAATTTGTTTTTCATTTTAAACATCATTAACTCTGGTGTTGCAATCTTAGATGTATAGTCTTCATTAGAAATCTGGTGACCTAATAAAACAGCATATGTATCTCTTCGGGTGTTCCAAAACTGTTTTAAACTTAAAACAGCTATATAAATATCATCTTCATTAGCTAAAAGCATTTCAAAAATTCTATTATTTTCTTCTTGAGAAATTATTTCTAAGAACTGCAGTAAATTAAGCTCAAGTTTATATACAAACAACCATTCTTTCTTATTAAGAAAGTCATATCTTGGTCTTGTCATATTTACTTGATGCTTAAATAAAATATAATTTATATCAGAATTTAACCATTGAGATATACTAGTATGATCTCTAAGAAGATCTTTTGCTAAATACAATACTTCTTTACCAACATCAGCCTTTATATCACTGTTTCCCATATACAAGTAATATTACTAATAACCTGAACTCCTCAGCTATCCTATAGAACAACCTTTTCATGGCCGTAATACTTGATAAATACAATTCTCTACAATAAGATTCCAAGTAGCTGAAGGATCAGACTCTTCTTCATCTGCATACATAGCAAGAACTTGATTTACTTGCTCAGTTGTTAAACTTTTTTTGATGCTGTTAGCTACCACTACCACATCAGTTTCAGATATATTACTCACCATAACTTATTGTATTAAATTTTCTATATTCAGACCCTGGTCTTCCATTAATTCTCCAATCATTTCAAATACTCTATCTAGAGTTTCTTGACCTGATAAAGTATCAAAATCAATCATATACTCTATTTTTCTTTTTACATTGACTTTTAGTTCCCATAGTACTAAAGCCATACCAAGAGCATTACTCATTCTTTTATGATCCATCATATCTTCTGGATCATTCATGTCAAATTCAAATGTTGCTTTCATACTCTGCCATTTTTTCTTTCTTTACCACAGTCTATGCATCTTTCAAATCCTATTTT